GTCATAGTTTCGTGGCGGCCTACCTCTAAAATGTCCACGATTCTTTCCGGGTCACGGTTCATTGCCGTAATGTGGTCATCGTACATCCAGTAGGTGAACAAATGCGCCCACGGCGATTCGCCAACAACGAGATAATCTTCGTGACTTCTCTCTCTTGTGGCGTATAAACCAGTAAACCCGCCTTTAGTAGATTTCTTCAGAGCAGTTCGGAACTCAACTTTGTCGCCGCCTGTTGCAGTCATACCGTTTGCCAACGCTCTATTGAGAATTGGAAAATCGGAATGTTCAGCAGGGCTTCCCCATTCCAGCCTCTTGCGAAACGGAATAGTCGCACGAACCAAGTCCAGAACAGAACTCTCTGGTACATATGATTTTGCCATACTAAAATCCTTTCATATTACCAACCTTCCCTCCCTCTATTCAAGACATCTTTCACAGCGTCAATCTGCTTCTTTCGTGGGTCGGTGGGCTGTGCAACGCCTTTTTTGTGGGACGGACGGTGGATTAAACTTCTTTCTCTGTCCTCTACTTCCTTGAGGACTTTTTCACGTGTTACTTTCTTTTTTGGGGTCTTGGATTCATAAATACTAAACGCCGATTCCAAGGCATCCTCTAAAGAAACATTTTGCCCCCTAACACTCGCTCCCGTCATAATATCATCGGCCAATCCGAAGATTGTTTTTCTGACAGCAAGCTGAGCCGTGGACAAATCCTTTGAATTTCCAAGTTCAGAAAAATCCCCTGTTTTCCCGTCAAGAAATGAGTCAATCTTCCTGTCCCTTTCGAGAAGAGACATTCGGGTAGATTCACCATCTTTGTCGGTAAACTGCTTCTTTAACCCTGAAATTTCTTCAGTTAAGGCTTTCAAGGAAGTCTTTAGTTCCTTAACCTCGTCTGGGTCATCCTCATTAACCTTAATATCAAGGGTAGTTTGTTTAACTTCCTTTTTCGGGCTAAGGAGAACCAGTTCTTTGGCCTTTCTTCCCAATTCACCAAGTTCCGCCGATACCCTGTCGGAATTGTCTGCTAATCGGGATAAGACCACTTCCGCCTTGTCCCCCAAGTCTAAAACTTCTTGGTCGGACAGGTGGTTACGCTTCGCGGCTTGAAGCAATCTTGTGGGTAGATTCAGTTTCCCAACCTCTTTGGCTGTATCTGGGGTAGTTTTGGAATCATCTTTCTTTTCGGGTTCTTCACCCTCTGGAGTAGATTTATCCTCATCTTCCTCTTCAGCCTCTGAGTCAGGTTTTGTATCTTCCTGCTTCTCTTCCGCGGTTTTTTCACTTTCTTTTCTTCCGGCAAGTACGTCTGCAACTGCATCGACTGCCGGATTTGTTTCTTCTGTTGTTTCTACGTCATTTTCTTTTACATCGTCTTTTACATCTGTTGTCTCTTTGGTTGTTTCTTCAGTTGTCCCTTCAGTTACTTCTTTAATTTCATCACTCATTTTAAATCTCCAAATTATTCGGCTTCTTCGAGTTACGCCTCGAAGGTAGGTTCATTAACTTGAAATATCCCTATTTCTTCAAACTGCCCTGCCAATGTTTTCGGCTAAGCATTTCACTTGCTTTATCCTGCAACTCACGTTCCCTTTGTCTGTACTGACTTGATTCTGTTAAACAAACCATTCCTTTTTCTTTCAGGGTATCCTTAAGTTTTTTAGAACTATCAATATACGCCCCCAAATCGGGGGAATAGAACGGCTTGAAGTCACCGTCCCCACATATGCTTACAAAATCCTTCTCTACCTTTGTGAATGGACGGCTAATACTTTTCTTTAAATTAGCAATGGTTTGTATTTTACCACACCCACAAGTGGGGTAAATGTCCGTGTCTATCTGCTCCAGCAATGCACCACACTCACACTTAAATATTCTAATATACATCAGTCCTGAGTCCCCCACACCGTAAATTCAAATTTACACTGTTCGGCAGCCGTATTGTTTTTAATATAAACCGTTCCAGACGGCACAAAGTAAGCTGTTGTTCCTTCTGCAACAACTAACTCGGTACTGAACGTAACGCTGTAAGACGTATCTATTGCAATGTCATTTTCGATTGCCCGTATCCAAACGCCCTTTACCGTATCAACTGCCCCACCATTCAATGCCTCGGCTGTATCCGCCGTTTCCTGCTCCTGCTGGTCTATGTGGATAGCCACTTCAGGCGTGGTACTATCTGTAAAGGTATCTTTACACTGTATTCCACTTCCAAGCCCTGCAATCTCTATGTTCACGGTAATTCTTGCCTCTGCCATTACGACCTCACCTCTTTTCCTTCTTTAGTATTCGCTGGCGAAGGCTGTCCCCCCGCCCTGTTTTGCTGTTGGTTAAGATTTTCCTGATTTGAGGCCATAGAAGCCCCCAAACGGTCTCCTACGCCACTAACTTCCCCGCGGAGGGGTTGGTATGGCCCGAGGTTCATATTCTCAAGGGCTGTCTTATAGAAGTCGTCTATTTCACCATCACTGAGTTCAAGGTCTTTTCCAATGTTTTTCACAAATGCCGCCACATCAAAGTTTACACCCTGTGCCTGAGCGTATTCCAGTGTCGGAATGATGAGTCCCGTAGCCAACTGCATAAGTTTCTGCATACGGACATTCGGGTTCATACGGAGCATTGAATAGGGTTCTACTGAGAAATTATAATCCCAGAAATCACCCTCTCTCGTATCCGCAGTAACCCTTACAGGTATCTCACCGATTCCGGAAATTCTCTTTGAAATTGTTACATCAAGAAGTGGGTCAGTAAAAATATAAAAAGCCATCTTATGTAAAATACTCTTAGTTACATTATGGACTTGCTGTATCATATCATCAAGAGACGCTGTGGCATTGGTCATCAGCATTTGCTCTTGACCTAAAGTTGGAGACTGCGATTGCAGCCCACCAAGAAGATTTGCGTTTCCGAGTTGCTCACTCCACAGATTTTTCAACCAGCCTACCCAATTATAAGACGACTCGGATATTTCACCAAGTTTCAATGTGGTGAAGGCGTTTATGTCATCCACTTTCACGGTGGACAAATGCTTTGCGTTTGCAATTCTTTCTACGTCCCCCGCGGCATTTCCCTGATATGGAAATACCGTCTTAGCAGCCTCGGCCTCACGTGCCATTTTTCTGGCCATTATATTTATATAGTAATGCAGGTCAAGATTTACGTAAAGTGGGGCTATCGGAATTATGCTTTCGGGAAAAGTTGAAAAACTAAGAACGTCATATGGGCCTTTAGCTGGGCCATTGTACTCAACGACTCTCAGTGGCTTTGTTCCCCTGCCCTCTTCAGGTATCGTTACAATAACATTTTCAGACGGTATCCAAACCTCAGCTAACCGAACATACGGTTTCAGGGTATTGATTACACACTTTCTTCCCCCCTCGGTTATTTCCTTTGGGGACTGCTTATCCCAATGCTGATATGATTCAGTAAGAAATTCTGTGTTTTCATACAGCCCACTTTCCAAAACATAGTCCACGGGAACATAAAACCAATTTCCCTCAAAATCTACTTCCTCTCTGCGTCTGGCAGACGTGTCAAAGAAATAGTCCTCCGGGTAAATTACATCACAGAACACCTGCCCTGAGTCGTGGGTTGTACCAAAAGCGTCTTTTATTCCCGGCCCGCCGGGGGCAATTCCCGTTTTGAATATGCCCATATAACACAGGGCATCCAATGTCCCCGTTCTGAGGGTATCCCCCATATTTATTTTTCTTATTAAATGGTTAAGTGTAAGTCTCAGGGTATCGGCATAGGGGGTAAGCTGAGACACCCTTGCCCTCGTCATAGCCTTCGGGTCTTTGGCGGCAAGTAACGGGAGCAATAGGTTTATTCCCCTTGCAACCATATTGATAGGACACCTGTAATCGGTTTTCTTTTCAGCCCCATACCAACCGTTTGCATACTCGGAGAGTATTTCTTTTCTCTTTCCCAGAGAATCATCACATACTTCTTGGCATCTCTTTATGCCTTTGTGCAAAGCGGTTACTATTGTATCCTCTGTACTCGTATCCAATATTTTATTCTCGGCCATTATTTTTCCTATTGCCAATTAGTCCTAAAAAATATGCTCTCAGGTTCATCCCAAGAAGATTTTTTTTGTTCCATTTCCGTTTGCCTCATTCTATACGCCAAAGAGCCATATGGCGGGTTGTTCTCCAAAACCCTTTCCGCTTTCGGTTGGTCAAGAAGTCCCAAACAGGCCAATGCAAGCCCTATAACGCGGTCTCCGTGCCGTTTCCTCGCACCAGAGGATTCATCTGCCCTTTCCGAAGCATCTATATCCCCAGATTCATAGAACGTAAACCCCGCAAGTTCTTTTACAGCGTCCTCGGAATACACCTTTACAAATTTTCTTTCAGGATTTTCGACAGTACCCTCTTTAAGAGCTATGCTTAATCGGGTAAGAACGTCCTGCTTTGTTCCGTCTGCTCCACCTGTGTTATTCCAGCCATATATCTTTTTACGAACTCTTGTCTTAGTTTGTTCGGTGGTATCAGAATATACATTCGTCCAACCATTTTCGATTACCCTGCGGCCAAAGTTTATTCCCTGACCGCCTGTCCGTTCCCAAATGAGAAACGGTTGAATATTTCCACCAATCCATTTTCCCAAAGCACATACTTGGTCAGCAAACTCTTCCGGGGATTTATCAGAACAAACATACTCCCCAATCAACTCCCCTGTATTTCTATCAATTATTTCCGCGGTTGAATTGCTTGCCCCAGTTCCAAAGCTAATGTCACAGCCAATTATGTAGTTGTGCATTTGATTCGGTCTGAGCAGCCCCTTTTCATCCTTAAGTATTCCCCACCATTTGAAACGGATGGTCTTAGACTTAACAAATTTCCCTGTTCCGGGAACTTTCTTTTCGGGCTTCCATTCAATGTCCCCCTCGTAGTAGGGAACTTTCACAAACTTATCCCTGATGGTTTTCAGCACGGCGTAATCAAAGAACATATCGGATGCACCCGTGGGGTCTCCCCAAAGGTTCATCATCACGTCTCTGCGTCCAGCCGCCCTGCGAACTTCTCGGTCAAACCAAGCTGAGCGAATCGGAATCGGCCATTCCTTACTGTCGTAGTCATAATAGACACCGACAGTCTTTTCGGGATTATCGTACCACATCAAATCAATTTTTAAAATATCGTCCCGCTCAAGAACCTTGTTGAAAGCGTGTTCCGGGCCAAACCAATGTGTTGAGTTAAATATAATATTATTGCTAATCGGATTTACTGTTCCCCTTATAGATTCAGCCAGTTTAGGGGCAACTCTTCCAAACTCGTCAAGAATTAAAAGGGTTGTTCTTTTTCCTGCACCGAAGTTTTCATTCGTGGCCTCACCATCCACCGATGAGTTTAAGTCCAAATTTTTAAGGTGTTTGAAATTTCTTTCAATGTGTAATCGTTTGTGCAACCATTTTGGCAGATGCTCAAGGGCATAATCAATCTTGGCGAATAATGTGGAAGAATCCCCCGTCTTATCCACCAACTCCTCGCTTCTTGACCCCATCAAAATAGATATGTCCTTGTAAAATAAAATCAGCAGCGTAGCCCACTTCATCAGGAGTTCGGTAGCCCCCTCTTCACGGCTCTTATTTATGCCAATATCTTTCCTGCCCTCAAGTCCCTGTTTCAATATGCCAATAGCCTCTACTTGCTTTGGACGTGCAGATACTATAAACGGCTGATTCATTTCCCCTATTGGCTTATTTGGGTTATACGTCCAAAAAAGGGTGTCGTATGCAATTACTGGATTTATTTTTAAAAGATTTATGTAGTCACGCTGTGCCGATTCGTCTTTTGACAGCCAATCGTGAAGTCTTTGCCTAAATTCAATGTTTTCTTTAATCGTTATCGGGTAAATCAGTTTGTCGAGATTCAACTTCTACACTCTCCACTTTCTTTGTTTCTTGTCCCAATTCCAACAAACGGCCAGCAAACGCTTTGAGCCTGTCCGGTTCGGAATCCCCAATAATCTGAAGTATGTTGGCTTCCACCTGCACAGGAGTCCTTGGGAAAGTTTCAGGCATCAAGTTGTTTGCGATAAACTTCAAAAGGTCTGGATTAGCTTGCTGTTTCTTGTGGTGTGATTTTATTTTTTTAACCTTTGACCCATCGGGTTGAAGGACTATTTCCCCGTCCTCATTAACAAGATATTCTTCATCTATTTCGTCATAATCATAGCCCAACGCACAGCGTATCATTTCTGCACAAATCAGACCTTTTAATATCTGTTTCCCCTCCTTATTGGCCTCGTATATCTCAGGATACCGCTGCTTCCACGAGGACAGCGTATTAGCCGAGACCCCTAAAACTATCCCAATGTCCTCCGCGGTGAAGCCCAGCCCCACCAGAGAGCGTATAATCGGCAAGGTAGAAACCTTCTCAAACTTAGCCCCTTTTCTCACCTTGTTCTTTCTCTTTCTGCCTTGTCTAAAACCGTCACTCGCCATTTGACTCCTCACAGACATCATTGTTTTTTAAATAGCTTATTGCAGACAACAGAATATCAATCCCATCCCCGCTGTCCGCCTTAAAACCCCCAAGAGCGACATTGCAAGTGGTACAAAGCAAACCCCGGAATTTTCCCGTAATGTGGTTGTGGTCAACACACAGGTTTCTACCTTCGGGATTTATTCCACCACAAATAGCACAAACCCCGTTTTGAGATTGCAACATTTCATTATATTGCTCTACGGTTAAACCATACCTTGCCCTTAAATTCCCCCATCTAATTTGCGGCTTAGCTTTTTCCCGGTAAGATTCACTCTTCTCCCTCTGTTTTTGCTTAAATTCTGGGTTGTCCTTGTTTTCATAGTACCACTTCCTTGATACCATCCGAGACTTCTCTCTGTAAATGGGGTCTTTTTTGTACCTTTCCCGATTATGCTTATTTTTTTTAAGCCTATCTTGCACCATTTAACCCCCTACAATAGAAGTATAAAAAGCTCTGTTTTTTCTATTTCGTTGCTTTTTTGCAACACTCTTTATATTCTGTACAATCAATATCTTTTATTTCCCCTGACCCAGTTGTACTCAAGATATATAAAAACCACCCTGAATTCCCATCGCCCCCTTGGGGCTATAATCGCACAGGACTGATTTCCGTACCGTTGCGTCTCCGGGGGTAAGAAAGTTGCTTTATTTTGTGGCTAAACGCCTTGAGTACAACCTTCGAGCCAGTTTGGGCCAAGATTTTAAAATTCCGTTCAAGCCCACTGCTGGTATCGCTGTCCACCATCTTCGGGACACCTTTACACATTTAACTGCGGCTGTGTTACTTCCCAACTCACCGCTCCTATACTATTTGTCAAAAAGCTATCTTAAAGCCTTGACCCCCCGCGACCGGGTATTCCCAATCCAAACGGGGGAGTCCGCTTTAATTTCATAACGTCTTTAACTCACCTGACCGTCTATACTTACGGAAGATATGCGGTTCAAGCATTTCAATTCTGTGGCAAATATCAGTGGAGAATAGTCTTTTCGGTACTCCGAAATGGGCTGATGTGTTGGGTACGCGAGGGGAATATTCGGCTATTCTTCTGGCAGCCTCACCTTCCCTGCTGCATTGCTCGTCTATGGCATCCCAGTTTCTTTCCATTTTGGCCTCTTAATTAAAAAAGCGTTCGCTCAATCCCGGTAACAATACCTATTGTAATCAAAAACAGGGTAAAAGTCAATAGAAAATCGTATAAAAATAAAAATTTCTTTGTTTTTATGGGAATCTGCTTTTATCTGACGGCATATCCGCCATAAACGGCACAATCGTTAATTATTCTAAAAAATAACAAAAATTTCAAAAATCTGAGTATTTTTTTCTTGACTTTTTTCTGTAATATGGTATAATATGTCATAATGAAAAACGACATAAGAAAAGAACTAACAGCACCAGACGGAACGAGGGCCGGGGAACAAATACCCCACTCAAGATTTGTGCGTGGGTTTTGTCAGGAATGCGGTGAACCCCTCAGAACTACAACCAAGGAACTACTAAGCTGTCGCTGTGAGAAGTGCCATTCAACGAGGGGGATAAAATATACGGTGAGGGAATTGGCGGATGAAAATTTGTATGTCCATCCCTTTGATGATATAGGGTACACCCACGACACCCCAAGGGGTAAGTCAAGAAAATGGTGAAGGTATAAATGAATCAATCATTTCCAAAAACATTGCAAGAATTTTACGGCTGGTTTTTAGGCAGACGGTTTGAACACTTAGCAATAGACGTAGAAACCGATGGGCTACACTACGGCTGTAAGTTGCTTGGATTTTCTTTATGTGACGGGGAAAGAGCCTGTTATGTAAATTTGGAAAATAATCCAGATTCAGAGGACATCATTGAGTCCTTGCACAGTATTCAGGACTGCACTAAGATACTGATTGGGCATAATCTGCCGTTTGACCTCAGAGTTCTTAAAAAATACGGAATAAGTTATTGGGGAAAGGTGTATGACACATCTGTCGCGGCACACCTACTGAACGAGTCGAAGAGTTGCGGGCTGAAAGAACTCGCAAGCCGTGTGCTAAAAGTTCCAAAAGAGGAGATTTTAGATTTTGAAAAGGCCGTTGAATTTGGGTATTCATCTGATAAATTCAAGACCTATGCTATAAACGATGTTATATGGACATACAGGCTGTACGAGATTTCCAAACCGCTCCTTGAAAGGCAGGGGCTGTGGAAACTGTTTGAAGAAATCGAGATGCCGTTTGTGGACGTTTTAGTTGATTTATATGAAAATGGAATCCTGATAGACAGAGACAAACTTGAGGATTTCGAGGACATCCTTACGGCAGAGAAGCATAATCTTGAAAATAAAATGCTGGAATCTATTGGTATGGATTGGATAAAAACTCCCACACTGTTTGGCTTTGACGAGATAGAGTCCCCAATAGACTTGAATAGTTCCAAACAGCTTGCTGATATAATAACAAACAAATTGAAAATTAAACTTCCGCTGACAGACAAGGGCAACAAATCAACTGCTGAGGATGTTCTCCAAAACTTAAAGGGGGAGCATAAGTTTATTGACCTGCTGCTAAGATACCGCAAGGTCGAGAAATTATTGAACACATTTATTCTGCCGATGGCGGACAGAATATGTTCTGATGGTAGAATCCGGGCCGGGTTCAATGATACTGGGACTCGTTCTGGTCGTCTCAGTTCGAGCCGTCCGAATCTCCAGAACATACCGAAATACTTCGGAAAAGACGATGTGGTCAATATCAGGGAACTGTTTATCCCAGAAAAGGGAAACAAATTTATCGAGTTTGACTATGACAACCAAGAACTAAGGTTTCTGGCCATTTTAACACAAGACCCGAATTTGGTAAAGGCTTTCAGAAATAACTATGACCTGCATTTATACACGGCGGTAAAGTGCTTGGGATTGCCAATCCCCGAAAAGGCCATTGTTAAAACACACCCTGACTACCCTGATTTGAAAATCAAATATGAAAAAGAACGGCACATCGGTAAGAACGGAATTAACTTTCCGATAGTCTATGGCAGTACACCGTACGGAATAGCTAAGAACAACGGGGTGTCAGAGGAAACAGCAACAGAGTGGATGAACGGATTTTTCAAGGCGTTTCCAAAAGTAAAAGAAAGTATTGATGATTGCAAGAAAATGGTTTTCAAATCACATTGTGTAACAAACTACTTTGGCAGAAAGCGTAGGTTTGGTGAGATAGACAATCAGGCTTATAGGATTGCCTACAACCACCAAATACAAAGTTCAGCGGCGGATGTTCTAAGAATATCTATGGTGTCCATAAAAAAACTGCTTGGCTCAAAGCCGGAGTGGGGGGCTAAGATAGTGCTGACAGTACACGACTCGGTTTTGGTAGAATTAAAAGAACAGTTTGCCGAACAGGCCAAGAACGAAATCAAGGTTTGTATGGAAAACGCCGTGAAGTTGCCCCTTGAGTTGCCTGTGGATGCAAAGATTTGTGAAAGTTACGCGGGATAATGCTAAAGTGTGACATAACAGTAATCGCTTGGATGATTTTTAAACTGGTTATAGATACTGTAACGGTTATGTATATAATTGCAAGGCTATCGAAATGACAACAAAAGACTGCATATACCAAATAATAGAAGAACTAAGGGAAGAATATGAGATTCCCCACGCGATGAAGCTGAATTGGAAGCCGGGGTTTGACCCCAACAAAAGACTTTATACACTGTCAGTTTGGATGAATTATCCACTGAATGACTATGAGCATTTCCACTTTTGGTCATTTCCGGCGTTCAAAAGAGATGAAGTAGAGTCCCAAAAAGAGGCTCTTAAAATGCTGATAGAGGTAGAAATAATAAAAGTAATCGGTGACGGAGCGGAAGCGTATGGCTATGATGTTTTTGAATAAGGAGTTATTATGACACTTGAAGGGTTTTTAAAGAAGTACAGGTTTGATTTAAGGCGGTGGGATAAGTATGCACAACTTTTGTCAATGAACGTAGTGGTATCCCGAACAGTTCCAAATGAGGCTATGGAACAAACGAGGAACTTGGCCAAGATACCAAAAGAGATTGTGGGGGCAATGATACTTGAACTTGAGGAAGTGGTGGAAGAACTTAAATCAGAATTTGGAAAGGTAACGGATGAAACTGATTGACATTGCACAACTAACCATTTTAATCGGGCTGGGATTATTTGACGTGTATCGGCTAATCGTGAAAAAGAAAACAATTAGCCAAAAGGTTCACGCTTGGTTTGGAAAAGTGGGGGACGGAATTATTCTGGTCTCAGTCCTTGTAGGTATGTGGTGGATAGGTGGCCCAAGCTGGTTTATTCCGGTTATGTGGGGTACTCTGCTCGGACACCTATTCTGGCACGAAAATTAAAGCATAAGTATATAAGAAAGGATAGTTTATGAATGTTGAGTTGCTTTATGACCGTATTCTTGTTAAGAAAATTGAGAAAACAAAAACGAAGGGCGGGCTGTTTCTTCCCCCAACCGCCACAAAAGACCCCAGTAGGCCAATCGACTACGCACAGGGAATCGTGGTAAAAACGGGGTCTGGGCGGACATCGGCCACAGGTGAAAAGATACCTATGTCGGTAGCTGAGGGGGACTTAGTGTATTTCCCCGACCACCCACAGTTAGCCAAAACCGTGACAATAGAGGACGAAGAGTACACAATCCTTGATGAGCCTGTTATAATTGGGTTTGTTAAGAAGGGAAATTATGATGCTAAATAATACCATGGGGGGGCTTATTTCGCCGTAGAATCAAAAATAAGCATTGTACCCCAATAGGACACCCCCTAAAGGGGTAACGCCTCACCACGAGGCACACAGGGCGGTTAAATGGGCTTCTGTAACTCTTTATCGGAGGCCCTGCCGCTCGGTGTAAACCAAGATGGTAAGAACACCATATACCACACATATTCAAGACCTACCTTATCGGCTATCAGTTTAATTTCCCAAAATAGTATAAAATTTTACGCGGTAGCCTGTCATACCGATTACCGATTTAAAATCGGGCTACCACCCCCCTGCGGTTATCGGACTACATAACCGCTTACTGTTATAGGACTTGTGATTAAATGCTTTAAAAGACCTATTATATTGGCTTGCCTATGGATAGACAGGCGGGCAGCCGAAACAGTTAAATGCCTTAATCGTACGGACAGGCGGGCGGGAGCGGGAACAGGGCAAAACGTCCCATAACCGGCGAAGCAGGAGGCCGTATAAGACACGCAATCGGAGGGGGGGTATAGTAAAGTACCCTATTTTACAGCTTTCGCACAACGTAAAATAAGGACTTATAGCATAAAACAGTCCGATAATTTCATTTTGTATTTACCCGTATTTCTGGACAGTTAGGCGGGTTTTGTCGAAAAAAACACAGGACTTATGAACGGTTTTTCGGCAGTGAAAATAAATCTTATTTTTTTCTTGACTTTTACTTTTTATAGGTTATACTTTATATAAATAGAAACAGTTTTTTAGGAGGCAGTAAAATGATAACTACGAAACAGATTGAAACGGCAACCGGGAATACTTTACAGCTATTTTATAACAGCGAAAATAACCTGATTGTACTTGATTTAATCAGTAAAGACGAATCGGGGGGCTATGAAATAGTCCGCCAAAAGTTAGATGAAGTTAAGCTGTTAAACCATTGTAAATAAAGAAGTTATGACGGAGGCCGAACAGTGAGCTATAAAAAAGTAATGGCTTTATGGTATGGTTTAATCAGTATATCAGATAGGGAATTATCTAAAGAGAATAGGGTGTTATGTAAAGCGGTAAAATGCTGCGGGAATTGTAAAAGGAAACGGCGGTCTGCTCTACCGCTTGAAAAACCGCTTGAAAAACCACTGAAAAGGAAATACGATGGATAAACGAATAATCATTATTAGTATATGGGCTTATATTTGTATGCTATAACATAAGGCGGTTTACACTGGGCGGTCTTGCTGTAACCCCCTGTAAATAAAGACTTTAGGAGGTTAAAAAGATGTATAAAACGATAAGTGAAGCTGATTTTATCAGGGCGTTTGAGGATTACAACAGGGAGGATAATTTTAGCCGAGCGGGACTGTCGGCCTTGTTTGACTACTTTATCGAGCTTGAGGGGGACATCGGCGAAAAAATAGGGCTGGATGTCATAGCTGTTTGCTGTGATTTCACCGAGTACGCTAATCTTGCTGAATTTCAGTCCGATTATGACAAGGAATATGAATCAATAGACGACATCGAGGCCGAAACAACAGTAATTAAACTTGACGAAGACGCTTTTATAATTGAACAATTTTAGGGGGCTGATATGACCGAAAAACTGATAGAAGAGGTCTTGTTTGAGATGATGCTGGGTGGCAGGATTTCAAAACAGGAGTACATAAACCTGATATTGAGTATCTGAAATGGAGGAAATTATGGCAAAAAAATTGACAAAAAAACAAATTATGAAGATGAGCAAGGAAGAGATTTTAATTGCAAAAAAGGAATTACAAAAGAAAAAAGAAAACTATTACTGCTCTCACTGCTCTATCTGCTATGACTGCTATGACTGCTCTAACTGCTCTAACTGCTATGACTGCTCTATCTGCTCTCACTGCTCTATCTGCTATGACTGCTCTAACTGCTCTAACTGCTCTCACTGCTATGACTGCTCTATCTGCTCTCACTGCTCTATCTGCTATGACTGCTCTAACTGCTCTCACTGCTCTGACTTAAATAATGCCGAGTATATGATACTAAATGTTCAGTTCACAAAAGAAGAATACGAAAAGAAAATTAAGGAGATAAAAAATGGCAGGTAAAATAAAAACCACAAACGACTTAAAAAAAACAAGAAAAAAATTAGTAAAAGAAACTAAAAAACAGTTAGATGAATTTATTAAGCAAGACGAAGTGTTTTGGCAAACACTTCGTAATTGGAAGAGCTTAAAAAGACAAATACAAATGAACCTGGAGCAAATAGCAAAGATGACACCAAGTGAATTTGAAGGATACCAAGAAGTAATTAGTTTCATAGAAAATGAAGAGATAGAAGAAGAGATAGACAATAACCGCCCCGCTCCTATTTATAAAGGAAGAAAAGAAAAAGACCTAAAATAACCCGAATCCTCCTATCCTGTTTTTCAGCCGATTTCAGGGGAAACAAAAAATCGGCTATTTTTATTTGACAGGGCAGGATGGATTTGGTATATTAAACTTTTGGAGGCAATAAAATGACTGTGAAAATGAAAGTGGTTGACATAATAAAGACGCTCAAACCGCCGGATGACAGCGATTTGACAACGGAACAGGCCGCTGACATTTTATCTTTAATCGACAAACTTGCTCCTGATTATCCTGAAGATGGCACAAAGGGTTTTATTGCGTATAATCAGGGAGAAAAGCGAATGAAAATTAAAATTGGACGTTTTTTAACCTCAAAACTGAAGTTTAATCAGTATTTTAGTGATGAGGCTATTCGTAAAATGTCCGAACAGATAGGGCTTAAAATGTTCGGATGCAACGTCTTTTTGGTAAAAGGCAAGGAAATTACGGAACACTACCGAAAAGCTACGGGGGGCAATAGCTGTATGACCGGAGAGGCGGCTGATTATACTTTGCTCTATGAAATGAACCCCGATAGATTTCAGCTTGCGTTTGTGAGTTTAGGAAACGACTCCGCAAGAGCAATAGTTTCAAAACTTGACAACGGCGAATTTTTGATGGACAGACAATACTGTACCTGCGAATCTTTAGCGACTGTACTGCGGGACTACGCCGTAAATCAGGGCTGGTATTATAAAAACGGCCATATTTATAAAAACGGTGAGGCTGTAAACTATGATAATCCGATTTTCGCCGTTTCAGGGCTGAAGTATGAAGATGGATATATTCCTTATATGGATACTTTGCGACACGCGAATATCGCAAACGGTAAACTAAATATATTTATATCAGGAAGTTATGAGTATTGCCTTGAAAATACCGGTGGCTTTCCTCTGGGCGGCGGGAGATACTGCGAAAATTGTGGCAATGAAGCTGGGGGGGAGGCTGTTCATACGGACGGTGGCTTATTATGTGAAGATTGCTATAATGAACGGTACTTTTATTGTGAACACTGTGGGGAAGATAGGTTGGTTGATGATGGAAGTTATTATTATGAAAGAATGGGATATTATATCTGCGAAAGCTGTTATGAGGAAGATTTCTTTACCTGTGAAACGTGCGGGAAAAATACACAAGAACGACAACGGCAGGGAATTTGATGGGGATTTTTATTGTGAGGCTTGCTATTTGGATAAATTTGGGACTTGTGCTGATTGCGATAATACTTTTGATAATGACGATTTGACGGAGCATAATGGTGATATAGTTTGCAGGGATTGCCTATTGGACAGGCAGGAAGAGGATAACAAGGAGGCTGAAATTGAACAAGAATAAATTGGAGTTTTGGTTTTGCAAAAAGAAACGGATTTTCCGGGATTTTAGGGAATACGTTTTAGACAAGGGGGACTGCAAAAAACGGCGTATATTTATAGACAGGGGCGGCAAGATACTATTTGTCGCTCATACGGATACTGTTCATAAGCCTGCCTTGCTGGGCAGGATAAAAGACAGGGTTTTTGCTACTGGTGGTGATGACCGATTAGGCTGTTATCTTGCCTATACATTATCGGAAAAACTGGGAGCGGATTTGCTTTTGACCGATAATGAGGAAACAGGACAAACAACAGCACAACATCATAATTGTAAAGACTATAATTGGATTGTAGAATTTGACCGAGCGGGAACGGATGTCGTTTCCTATGATATGGACAACAAGGAATTTTTAGCGGAACTGGGGAAACATTGGAAGATAGGAATAGGCAGCTTTACCGATATTACGATGCTGGATACGGAGGCTTGCTGTTTTAATCTGGGAATAGGATATTATGATGCACACGGTTCATTTAGTTATTTTATCCCAGCCGAAATGGACTTGCAGGTTCAAAAGTTTTTAAAATTCTATGAAAAGAATAAGGATATAAAGTACGTTCAGGACTTTAAACCGCGTCAAGACTTTGGTTTTAACCGTCAAAGCTATGGCACGGGATATGATATTTGTGATTATTGCGGGCAAGAAACACGCTGGGAGGACTTAAAAGAAGTTTTCGGATATTACGCGTGTAAAGATTGCAGGGCAAACGGAATAGTGGGGGGGGAAATAATACGAGACAGTAAATATGAAACCTGCGATTATTGCGGAAATACTGTTCCCAGCGGCGATATTGTTTCAGTGGGAGAATACACCGTTTGTCGGGATTGTGTTCCTGAATTAAAATTTGAGTTATACGGGGAGAATTTTGATAGGGGGCGTCCATAATAAAAAGGAAAAGGAATGTTTAACGATAAAATCTTCTTGACATTGTATATGATATATGTTATAAGTGGTTTAATAGTTATTATAGGGGGTATGGTTATTTTTATGTGAGGACTAAAAATGGATGATGAACTAAAAGACAGAATAAAATGTTTGTTTGACAGTATGTCGGATACGCTGGACGGTTTTGGTGCGGCTGATTTGCCGTATTATATAGAAGAGGCAAGCGATATTATGGACGAACTGGAGGCACTATGAATATAAATAAAGACGACATAGGAAACGATTTACTGAAACAGGGGGTATTCGTACCGAACTGGTTTGACAGGGAACACTTTGAGATGTTTCTGGGTCGGGATTTGAGTGATTCCGAGTTTACGGAAATTTGTCAAACATTATGGGAAAACGGGATTGCCGATAGGATAAGTGAGGAAATAAGGGACTGGATAAATTGTTTTATTTTATTTCCGTGAGTGATTCCGCTAATATGGTGTAATTGGCAGCACAGAAGATTGTGGTTCTTCGGGTGTGGGTTCGAGTCCCACTATTACGATTTTTTACTGTTTAGAGTGATTCTACGTTGAGGCGTATAAAATGTTAGAAAAAGAGAATTTTTTCCTTGACACCGCTGGGTAATTCTGATATAATACGCAGAATTAAATGGAGAGAAAAATGAAAAAACTGATTATAGGACTGATTTTAAGTTTGATGGTGCTTTACGCTGTGGGTTGTGGTAAGTCTATCCAAAGACCGATTGCAGACCCCACGCCGCAACAAATACTGATAAAGCAAGTGGAGAAAACGAACTGGCTGGCAACGGTGGGGATACTCGGAATTGGATTGAGTGTGTTTAGCCTGATAAACGGAAATACAAAGTTTGGGTACGGTGGGTTAGCTGGCTTTTGGGTAATTCTGATGGTGAGTCTATCGGTGTCCCGATACCACTCACAAATGGCTCTTTATGGGACTATACTGGGTGTGGTTGGAATTGGGGGATTGCTGATGTACTCCATCTTCATTAAAAACAGAGCGTTAAAGGAGATAATAAAGAATATACAAGATTATAAGAACAATTATCCGAATTACAAGAACAATTCTAACATAGCGATGAGGGACATCGAAGCAATGAGGGACATTCCATTTTTGACCCCCTACTTAGAGTCTCAATCCACAACCACTAAAGAAATTGTAAAACAGGTGAAAGAAACGCTATGAAGTACGAAATAAAGAACAGATTTTCAGGCGAACGAATTTTCTCTTTAAAAACTACCTCGATGAGATTATGTTTAGAGGCCGCCATAAAGAGCGAGGCTAACCTGAGCGGGGCTGACCTGAGCCGGGCTAACCTGAGCGGGGCTGACCTTGACTTTTCCTGTTGGCCGTTATGGTGTGGGTCTTTAGACGTTAAATTAGATAAAAAACAGAAAAGACAGTTATTATATCATCTATTGGCCGTTGCTCCAGAATACAGGACTAAAAAGCTAATTGCTGAGGCAAATAAGTTTCATAGAATACCAGAAGTGCCAAAACTGAAGCTATGAGGACATTCGCTACCTCTTTAAAGATTGACAGTCGCTTGGACTACTGCCCGATTTGCTGGGAACGGGGCTAAAGCTAAACCAGCCCGCTTGCCGGAGCGGTATTTCCGGCAGTAATTATACTATAAAGGATAGGATATGAAGCTGACAAACGTATTGGCGTACCCGGAGGCTTTCGTACTGGCCGCAAGCGGAAATGCAAACTACCGACCAAACCCCTCCAGAATCGGGGCAACGTCCCTGATTGACAGCCCGATGAAGCGGAGATTGTTTATCCAGAAGTACGATGATATAGTTGTGGACGTAGATGATTATTTTAATCGTCTATTGGGAACAGGGTTTCACGACCTTTTGGAGAGAAACTCCCCAAAACAGGCAAAGGCCGAGCGGAAATGGGAAGTCCAGATGGGTGATTTGACGCTGGTAGGTAAGGCCGACACCGTTGAGGGAAGCGAAATATCGGATTATAAACTGATGAGCGTTTGGTCGTATGTGTTTGATAAGGGTGCGGCTTGGGAAAAGCAGTTGAACCTTTATCGGTGGATGGCTAAGAAAGCGGAGAATCTGGATATAGATAAGCTGACAATCCACGCTTTTTACCACGATTGGTCGTTCTTTGAGGCACAGCGGAATCCAGACTACCCCCGTAATAGGTACGCTGCGTATGACGTGCGTATAGCCGATTTAGACAAGGTGGAAGCCTATATAAACAAACGCCTTGACCTGCACCGAGACCCAAACTATCAGTGTACGGATGAGGACAAGTGGATAAAGCAACAGACCTTTGCCGTTATGAAAACAGGGGGAAACAGGTCTTTAAAGGGCAGTTCCCAGAACCCGATTACATTCGCCGAGGCCGAGGAATATATTCATAAAAAAGGCTTGACAAAGGATTACCAAAGTGGTAAAATACAGGTCGTTGAAAGAAAGTGTGAGCCTAAGTGTTGCTTGCAATACTGTGGAGTCCGAAGCGTGTGTCCGTTTGCAAAAGGGTTAAGGGTGTAAAATGATAAAAACAATTACGGAGGAACAGAAAATAGAGTTTAATAATTTAATGGGGCGGTGGAAAGATTTTGCGTCTACGCCCATTGATAAAAAGCGGATGTTCCCCGCCGTTTATGATGTGTATAAAAGAATGGGGGAGGATAAGCCGATTGTGATAATTGGGGATTCCCCAGTTCAATCTTGTTTACTGTCTGAGTTGTTTTTTAATGTATTACCCCCCAAAAAATCACAGCTTGACTCACAGCTTTACTCACAGCTTTACTCACAGCTTGGCTCACAGCTTCGCTCACAGCTTTACTCACAGCTTGGCTCACAGCTTGGCTCACAGCTTGACTCACAGCTTGACTCACAGCTTGACTCACAGCTTGACTCACAGCTTTACTCACAGCTTTACTCACAGCTTGACTCACAGCTTTACTCACAGCTTTACTCACAGCTTGGCTCACAGCTTTGCTCACAGCTTTACTCACAGCTTTACTCACAGCTTTG